CCGCATCCGGCAAGGTGTCCGGCGACGTGCTGCAACAGATGAGCGATGCGGGCATCAGCGGCCTACAGGCGCTCTCCAAGTACCTCGGCGTGTCGCAGGCCGACGTGTCGAAGATGGTCTCCGCAGGGCAGATCGACTTCGCCACGTTCAGCGCAGCCATGGAGCAGACGTTCGGATCGGCGGCGCAGGGAGCCAACGCCACGTTCAGCGGTGCCATGAGCAACGTCAAGGCCGCGCTCGGTCGCGTAGGCGCAGCGTTCGCATCCCCGCTGTTCGCCGCGCTGCAACCCGTCCTCGTGGCCCTCATCCCCGTGATCAACCAACTTCTGAAGGCTCTACAGCCGGTCATCGACAAGTTCACCGAGATCGCCAACAACGTCTCGGGCGTTCTCGTTGACAAGCTGAAGCAGTTCAGCGACTGGCTCACCAACGCACCCTCTTGGATGTCCACCGCCGTTGCGGCTGCGGGCGCTCTCGGAATCGGCTTCTCGTCCCTCGCCGGGTTCGTAGGGCCGCTTCTGGGCAAGCTGGGAGGCCTCACCGGCCTGCTGCCGTCGCTCGGCGGAGCTGGCGGGTTCGGGAGCCTCGGCGGCATCCTCTCGTCGCTCTCCGGCCCCGTTGGCATCGCCGTCGCGGCGATTGCCGCCCTCGTGGCGGCTTTCGCCTACCTCTGGACAACCAACGAGCAGTTCCGAAACAGCGTGGGGCTTCTCGTCTCGCAGATCGGCGAGAGCCTTGCGCCGATCCTGACCGTGCTCCAAACCGCGCTGACCACCCTCGTGCAGACATGCCTCCCACCCATCCAAGAGGCGATGGCGGCGATCATGCCCGTGATCGCGCAGCTGATTCAGGTCATCCTACAGATCGTGGCGGCGCTCGCGCCGGTGGTGACGATGATCGTTGAGACCATCGTCCCGATCCTCACCGAGCTGATAACGATGATCGTGCAGTTCGCCGCGCAGGTCATCGAGGCCATCATGCCTCTGATCAGCGAGATACTGACCGCCATCCAGACGCACATGCCGGAGATACAGGCGGTCATCACCACCGTGATGCAGGCCATACAGACCGTCATCGAGACGGTATGGCCCATCGTGAAGACGGTGATCGAAACGACGATGACCGTCATCCTAGAGATCATCCAGACGATCACCGACATCATTCACGGCGACTGGGGCGCTGTCTGGCAGGACATCCAGAACATCGCGCAGACAGTGTGGGATGGCATCTCGTCCGTCGTGTCCTCCGTGCTCGGAATCATACAGGGGGCGATCAGCGGTGCGCTCGATGCCATTCAGGACGCATGGAACAGCGCATGGAGCGCCGTGGGTCAGGCCCTGCAAAGCGCATGGGATGGCATCTGCTCCGGCGTGCAGACCGGCATCAACAACGTGGTCGGATTCCTTCAAGGTCTCCCGGGCACGATCATGGGGTTCTTCGGAGATGCCGGGAGCTGGCTGCTCGACGCAGGGCAAAACATCATCAACGGCCTCATCGACGGCATCCAAGGCATGCTCGGCAACCTCGGCAACGTCCTCGGAGACATCGGTAGCTTCATCGTCGAGCACAAGGGGCCTCCTAGCTATGACAAGGTGATGCTAACCGGCAACGGCAACCTGATCATGGATTCGCTCAACAGGGGCCTCACGGCGGGCATACCGGCGATCAAGAAGACGCTCGGCAACGTGACCAAGACCATAGACGGTGCGAACATCTCGCCGTTCGATTCTGCCTCATACAGCGCAAGCACGTCTGCGACCATCGAGACCGAGGCCGACAGCAGCCTTCTCGATGCCATCGGCGCGCTGCGCGACAGAATCGACCAGATGGAGGATGCCTTCGACAACATGCAGTTCAGCATCGACATCGACGGCAAGAGCACGGCATCCATCCTCTACCCGCACATCGACAACAAGCTAAACAAAGACGCAAGAAGGGCGGCGCTCGCATGACGGAGATACTCGACGTGAAGACGCTGCCGTGGGCAGTCTCGGTGACGTTCATCGACACGGCTACTAACGCCAAGTTCGAGACGCTGGGAAACGGCCTCATACTCGTGAACGAGGATATCGGAAACCCGGACACGCGCACCCACGGAGTGGCGGTGCCCGGGAAAGACGGAAAGCTCGATCTCACCGAGGCGCTTGGCGGATTCGTCTTCGAGAACCGCACGATCTCATTGGAGTTCCGGGTGATCGAGCATACGACCACCCGATTCCACGCAACCGCATCCAAGCTGCGCAACGCCATCAACGGCAGGAAGATGAAGATCATCCTCGGCGACGATCCGGGATACTACTGGATCGGACGATGCTCCGTGGATGCCAGCCACATCGGCAGATCGGTGAGCACCGTCGAGGTGAAGATGGATGCAGAGCCTTTCAAGCGCAGCGTCGTATCGTCGTACGACCCATGGGAATGGGACAGATTCAGCTTCGTTGACGGCGTAGTGACGCAGCCGAAGGACGTAGTGCTCACCGGCTCGATGAAGAGCGTCGCGCTGCCGCTCGATCCGGCGAGGGGCCGCGTCGTGCTCTGGCTCAACACAGGCAGCGCGCAGGCACGACTTTCCACCGATGCGACTTGGCATGCACTTGCAAGCGGTGCGAACTCCATGCCGGAGATCAGGATGTCCGACACGGCGACCTCCACGCTCTATCTCACGGGCACTGGCACGGTCGGTGTCGAATACCGCGTTGGGAGCCTGTAATGTACGAAGTATTCATCGACGGCAAGCCTCTCTACTACCCCGGCGACGATGACTATGCCATCACCGATCCAAAGATCTCGCTCTCGCTCGGTGATTCCGGCTCGTTCGCACTCACCGTCCCCGCAACCAATCCCATGCACGACAAGGCGATCACGCGCCAGAGCATCATCGAGGCGAAGATCAACGGCACGACGGTCTTCACGGGAGAGGTGCGGGAACGAAGCCACGATGACGATCTGAACGAGGAAATCTACGCGGTCGGGGAGCTGGCGTGGCTCTTCGACAGCATCCAGCCGCAGGCGGAGTACCACGACATCACGCCCGCCGCCTTCCTCGGCAAGCTGATCGCACAGCACAACTCGCAGATGGCCGCTGGCGCGAAGCGGTTCACGGTCGGCATGGTGGACGTTCACGACCCGAACGATTCGCTCTACCGCTACACCAACTTCGAGACCACCTTGGACGATATGCGCGACAAGCTATCTAAGAGGCTCGGCGGGGTGTTCAGGGTGCGGCACGTGGGATCGACGCGCTATCTCGACTACGTGACCGAGGACACCTACGGCGTTCAGTGCTCGCAGACCATCCGTTTCGGCGAGAACCTGTTGGACTACGCCGACAGCTTCACCGTCGATGACATCTGCTCCGTGGTCATACCGCTTGGCAAGAAGCTCGACAACAAGGATGGCGACAACTCCGACATCGGAGACTTGGAGAAGTACACCGACGTGACGAGCGTCAACGGCGGCAAGAACTACGTCTCCAACGCCGCTCTCGTGAGCCGGTTCGGTTACGTCTGGGCAACACGCCACTGGGATGACGTGGCGGTTCCCGCCAACCTGCTCACAAAGGCCAACGAGTGGCTGGCATCAGACCAGTACGAGAAGCTGACACTCACCGTGAAGGCCGTCGATCTATCAATCACCGACGAGGCGTTCGAGGCGATCCGCGTGGGAGACCGCGTGCGCGTGATCTCGGAGCCTTACGGCCTAGACAAGATATTCCTCGTGCGATCCCGCACATACAACCTCTCAAACCCCGAGGATGACACCATCACCCTCGGGGACAGCGCCAAGGTGTCCTTCGCGGCGGCACAGACGAAGGCCACGACGGCTGCGCGATCCGACAGCGAGAGCGGGCGCTATCAGATGACCGAGTGGCTGAAGACGGCCATAGACAACACCACGGCCATGATGACCGGCGACAGGGGCGGCTACAAGTACACGGAGTACGATTTGCAGGGCCGATGGCTCGCCGACTACATCATGGACAGCCCGGACAAGGCCACCGCCAAGGGTGTCAAGAAGGTGAACATGAACGGCACGGCCTATTCTCGAACGGGAATCGAAGGGCCGTACGACACCGGCATCATGGCAGACGGCACGGTTATCGGCAAATACATCAAGGCACACTCTATTACGGCGGAGCAGATCGACCAGAGCTATACCGACACGTTCGAGGATGCCGACACCAAGCTGAACAACAGAATCACCACCGAGGTCTCCACGCTCAACAACACCATCTCACTGAAGGTGTCGGGCGTGCAAACGAACCTGAACAACGTGAAGACCAATCTGCAAAGCCAGATCACAGTCAACGCGAACGGAATTGCGAGCAAGGTATCGAAGGGACAGGTGCGCTCCCAGATCAATCAGGAAAGCGACCTCATAAGCATCAGCGCCAACAAGTTCAAGTGGACGAGCAGCTATTCGAGCCTCACGGCAGACGGCGTGCTCACCGCCACCAAGGCGGTGCTGAACAACTGCAACGTCTCGGGAAACTTCATGTGCGGATCGGAGACCGGCTGGAACCTGAAGCTGAACAGCGGCGCTCTGATCGGATACATCAACGGCTCTACCGAGGTCGGACGAATAAGCCCGAACTCGTCATCGTACGACACGAGCACCGGCCAGACATACAAGACGTTACAGATCACCACCCAAGGCGCTCTGCGCATCTCGTCACCCAGAATCGCCGTCGCCGCATCCTCCAACGTCGGCACCACGGCGACGTGGGGCATGACCGGGAGCAGGAGCGTGGTCACGAGGATCGAGGACTTAGGCGGCGGGAGCATCAGGTGGTATACGGGCAGCGCCACGTTCATCAACGGGATATGCACGGCATTCCCCTCATAGAAAGGATCGGGATGGGCAGTCAATCAGACGGACAGAGAGCGGCGGCGGCGGCAGAGGTCATCTACCAATACGCCCTTAATGCGGTGCAGCAGATGGGCGTGCCAGCTGACTGCTTTCCGCTCGTGGCGGCATCGGTGTCCAATCGGATGAAGGACTTCGCGCTCGCAGACCAGATGCAGGCGCTCATGGGCCTCGATTCAGAGGGGGGCGACGGCGTTGATAGCGGCGAGGGGAAATAGCGGCATCCAGACCGGCATAGCGAGCGATGCGGAGCTGGAAGATGCCCTGAATGACGGTTGCAAGATAATCGACCTCGATTTAGGAACCGGCAAGGAAACCGTGCTGTACGACGGCGCGAGATGGCTGGGCGAAAGGCCGACGCTGACCGTATCGGCGACGCTCGAAGTTGGGAGGCAGTAATGGCAGACATAAGCAAGGAGATCGCGGCATTCGAGAATGCCGTCTATGGCGAGGAAGTGCGCAGCTCGATGGTCAGCTTGGCGAACAAGCTGAACGAGGACTGCGAGGACGCAACCGCAGACGTGGCTGCGGAGAAGACGCTTGTGGACGCTGCCATCGCATCGTCCACGACGGCGACGGCCAACGCAAACGCCGCCACATCCGCAGCCAACACGGCGACTGCCAACGCCAACACGGCGGCATCCGCCGCGAAGTCCGCAACGACCGCCGCCAACACGGCCACGGACGATGCGAACGCCGCCAAGGCAGCGGCCAACACCGCCGCGAGCGCGGCCAACACCGCGACGGTCAAAGCGAACGCGGCAGCGGACAGCACCAATACCGCCATAGCGGCGGCGAAGTCCGCCACGGATGCGGCCAACACGGCG